AAAAAGCAGATCTTATGATGGATGATTTCTTTTTCTCTTATGCACAATGAAAACAGCAGGTGAAGTCATGGGTAATCCACTATGGTTTACTCCAGTTATGATGTTAGCAGTTCTCTTATTGATAGAGGGTCTTCACACCTCTGCTCACTTACATCAAGAGATAGATGTACATGGTATCTGTAGGCAGAACAAAGAGTACATTGAGAGTAAAGAGGACAGTTATTAAACTGTCATAGGGGTGGACACATCACTCCTTTTTTATTGTATAATTGGATTAGTAATTAAAAGATCAGTGATTGTAAGACTTTTTAAAGTGACAGAAGCGTTGTTGGTTGCAACAACCATGTCAGTTGGTATTGCTGCTGGTTGTTCAATTATCAGTGGATCCTCACCTCCTGATATAAATACTTTTATTACATCAGTCGTGCCACCATACGAATCTGATGATAAAAGAATATATCCTAACATTTTAGAGGAAAAAGAACTATATTCTTCTGAAGAACGTCATGAATAAATAAAGGTTAAATTATGGAAAAAACTAATTTATCAAAATGGTTTGCCCTTGGAGTGGGTGGAATTCTTGGTATCTCTCATATAGGAATGATTGGTATGCTTGCTAGTAGAAATACTAGTATGTTGCCTGAGTTAAAAATTCCTACAGGTAACTATGCCTCCTACGAGGCAGAGGTTGGAGAGGATGGATATAGGATTAGGTACAGAGCAAATGATCCTAAAACTATGTACATTACTAAAGACATTAAGTCTAAAGGTGGATTCCTAGGACTCGCTAACAACACTCAAAAAGTTGTTGAAGAGTATACAATGGATGGTGCTGCACATCATGGCGGTCCTGTTAGTACAAAGAGTGCTTGGATAGATCCATCAGCACTTGCAATTACAGGAGGAACTGCTGACGCAGAGGGAAAGTCAATTGCCAAAACCGAAGCGTGTATAAAGGCGGTAGGTGGTGGCGAACAATCAGGAAGACTTGTAGGAACTAGTGTTGGTGCTGCTGCTGCACCTGCTGTATCAGGCATACCATTCGTAGGATGGTTAGCTGCTGGTTGGATAGCAATGTTTGGTGGCAATCAAGGTGCAGAGATCGGTGGTAACATGGCACAGGAAATGTCCAAGGAATGCTGATCAAATTCAAAAAATAGAATCTACGAATCTGCAAAAATTTTTCTCGCAAATTTTTTGTTAAAAAAGTTTTTAGTAAGAAGAAGTAGTTTCTTTAAGTCTATTGGATATAAATCCAGTAGACTTTTTTGTATAAAGATTTCTTGTTTTAAATTCTTCTATGAAAGGAACGAAGAAACTTCTCTTTAAGATATAAATTTCTCTTTTCTTTTCATTCTCATTGATTTCATATTCATATGCTGTTACTGGTTTTGATACTATGTTACCAGCAACAGTAATAGTTTGACTACCATCTGAGTATTTAAAAGGAGATTCATAGAAATTTTTATCAACTTTTAAACCACCTTTCAATACAACAACATCTATACCATCCACTTGTCTACCAGACTTTGTTTCAATTGTCTCGTAGTGGTGGATTTTTGAGTATGCAATGCTATCTCCTTGATCATTTAAACCATACTTTTCTTCAATGTATTTGCCTAGTGTGTAATTGTCTAGAGGAAATGCAAACAATGGATTGATGAAGTTGTTGGTTAATATAATAACCCAATCATAAAAAGCATTACCATAGTATTCAGCAGCAATTTGTTCTATACTCACTCCTTCATTAACAGAATATTTGTTGTAAAATGTAGCATATCCAAATGCATCTTCACTGATAGTATATCTTCGGAAGAAATTCTTTGCTGTTACAAAATCTGATTCAGAAAATGGATACTTAATTGGTTTAGTATCGTATTTAATATCTGGTAAAAGGGAAAAATACATTTAATAACCTGCGTCTACATCGCTTCGGAATAAAATTTTACTCTCTAGGAAATTTAGAGTAAGTTCTGTTGCAACTGGTGTTCCATCTCTATATGTAGCATATGTTCCATCAGATGTGTAGTTAATAGAAACCTTTCTAATTGCACATGGTTTAAATTGTTGCATGTTTCTATTTACATTGCCACCTTTCATAAAACTAAATTTACAAAGGTAGGGAACTCTCATAAAGTTTTCTTGTGAAAAGAAATTAAAACTTTCTTCTTCTCTAGAATCACCATCTGTAAACTTACCTGATCCTGAACCTGCGTTGATAGTTTTCTTATCGTTTGATGTTAAGTCAAATGATTCTCCGTTTTCAGATCCACCCCATTGAGGTAAAGAAGCAAGTCTAAATGCTTTTACAATCTCTCTAATATCTTTTCCCTCCTGTTCATTTCTAGGTACTAATTTATATGTAAAACCAATCTCTCTTAATTCAGGTGAGTCATATAAGATTTCTGCATTGGGATTTAAAACTATACCTTGTGTTGACCCAGTAATATCTCCAATATCTAAGTTACCACCAACGCCAGGTAGTTTATTCAACAATTGAGTTTGTAAACTAGCAACAATTGCATTAACATTACCTTGCATATCAGTTAGTCTGTCTCCAACTCTTGATATATCACCACCAGCAGCACCAGCAATCGCTGCTCTACCAAGAGAACTAAATTGTTTACCGTTCCATGTTTGTTGAATGTCATTACCTAAATCTTGAGGCATGGGTAAAATTATACCTTGATAAAATTTTGTTAGTTGTCCCTCCTTCACCGTTATCGCTTTAGGTTTTAATTGTGTTGATGCTTGATACTTATTGTATTGCACACTTCTGTTTCTTCCCTTAAATTCATTAGTTATATCAGTATTTTCCCGACTAAATGGTGGTATGTATTTACCAAACTGAAAGTACATATAGTCATTGCTTTCGTCAATTAGTGCATCACTTGGATATCTAAGTGACGATATTGTTTTTACTGAAGCACCTTGGAGTGGACCTATTTGCCATTTTTTTCTATCATTTTCTGGTATTTCAATTGCAATACTTCCTTCACTTAAATTAATTGGATTTTTAGCTTTAACGTATTGAACTTGTTTTTCTAGATCTGTTTTCTTACTAAAGACACGATAACCTTCCCTGACTACTCCTGCTTCTGATGCACCTGTGTAAATTACCCAATATCCTGATACGCTGTCTTGCCAATAACTTCCACTTTTAAGTTTACTCTGACTAACTCCATCAGGCAATGTTATCCCTTCACCAGTTTTGCTGTAAGCTCCTGCTGGATCATTTACCTCTTTTAACCATATTTTATCTGAAGCTTTAGTCATTAGGATCCTTTTGCCATTTCTCTACTGGAAGAACTACCATAACCATGAATGATTCTCTTGTCTCTGATTCTATCGTAAGCACCAGTTGCTGTTTCTTCCCATACCATTTCTTTGGTATAAGACATACGACCTGCTTTACCTTTCACGTTTCTAACAAAGTTTTCTACAGGTAACAGTATTGCTGTTGCCCATTCATCAGATGCTAAATCTAAGAGATATCCATCAATAGCACTATTGAGGTATTTATGAAAGCAATTGCGAGGAATGTCTAATCTTCCATCCATTAACCTTTTAATACACCACACTCTTCTTTTTGGTGACAGATAATGTAGGTTAGCACCCCAAAATTCTCCTCTGTTTGCCTTTACTACGTAAACAAGGGGAAATGAATCATAATATGGTATTTTCTTTCTTCCTTTTGCTATGTATTCAAAAAGATATAAATGTCCTACTACAGGATAATTTCTTAATTCATTTTTATCTTGTTGTACTTCTGATCCTTGTCTCTCTGTTAATTCTTCTTGGATTAGTCTGCCTGGTTCTTTGAGGTATTGAAATGCTTCAGTCTTTACGGTGTTTTTATACCACAACCAAGTGTGTTTTTCTCCTTGTGCTTTTGCTTTGACTTTTTCAAAGATGGTTTCGTAACCTGTGTCTTCAACAATTGTTGGTCTTTGAATGTCATAAAAGCCATAATAGCTGTCCATTTTTCTCCTATACTGCTAAGTGATCTTCTGTGAGTATTAAAAATTTCATTTGCCTATCTTCACAGTAGTTCTCAGCAGCATTCCATTTTGCTTTATTTTTAGCGAAGGTTAGAACAGCGTTTCTATAGGCTTTGGTTCTTTTATCTTGACCATATGGGGGTTTAGTTTGTTTCTTTGGTTTGATTTCAACTATGTACTTAGATATTTTTCCGCTTCTTTCACGTACCTTGATATAAAAGTCAGGATAGTACCTATGTGATTTACCATCTAGAGGTGAACGGTATGGTATGATAACTTCTTCACTTCCCCACTCTAAAATAGAGGGAGTTGTGTCACAATATATCATATATTTTCGTTCCCACAACGATCTATAAATGATACGTGTAGGATTACCACGGTATTTTTTGGGATTCTTTGGTTTATATGTTCCAGAGTATGCCATATATAATATAGGAAATCACTTATCTATTTAGAGTGGAAAGAGTAACAAGATTAAATGAATTCATGCAAAAAATTGGTAGTAGGGGAGGAATGTCCCTTACTACTGGTTATGATCTTGAGTTTGATTTTAGTGTAAACAACAATCCCAAGGGTTTTGTAGAAGAATTTTATACTGATGATGCTAGGAACGTTGTTAATATGATGTGTGATGAAGCACAGTTACCAAACGTTGTTTCTACTACTGGTACAGTCATAGGTAGGTATCTTGGTGAAGGTTTGATAAATTACCCACACACAAGAACATATACTGACTTGGGTTTGGGTTTTATGTGTGATGCAGAACAAATACCACTAAAATTCCTCACTTCATGGTATGATTTTATGTACGGAGAAAATAAAACATCTGATGAAACATATGATGGTACTATGGAAGCAGCATTAGGCAGTACACCTAGACCACGAAATCGTACAAATAGATTGAAGTTTCCTGATGAATATGTCTGTAATTTAAAAATTATGAAGACTGAACCAAATCGTAAGTCTTCTTCTGGTAGAGTTCCTATTACATACATCTTAGAAAATTGCTACCCTTATTCAATTGATGCTGTTCCTCTTGCTTATGGTAGTTCACAGTTAAGTAGAGTAACCGCAAGTTTCTACTACACAAGACACACTGTTTTGTATGGCAGTCCAAATCAAGGGCCTGAATTGGATCCAGACGATCCTGCATTTGGTAATTTTGGTTTAAGTAGAGGACGTGTTGGAGATAGATTTGTACAAAGGGGTGGGTAGTATTAGCAAAATTGATTTCCTAATTCCATAAAAGGGGGAAAATTTTCTCGGCACATTTTTGCCTTAAAAAGTCGCTATATATAAATATACGACTTGAAATTATTTTTATGGCATTACCAAAAATTGGGTATCCCACATATGAACTTGAATTACCCTCTACAGGAAAAACTATTAAATATCGTCCATTTCTTGTAAAAGAGGAAAAGGTGCTTTTGATGGCACTAGAATCAAAAGA